CAATGGGCATTTGAGCGTAAGGATTCCACTACAAATCGTTGGGTATGGATGGATTTCAAGGTTTATGTTTTGAAGTTTGAGTATCTGTCTACTGATTACAAGCAGTATGTAGAGCGTGTGAACAAACAAGGTTATGGAAGTTATGTCCGTAACAATAAGCCGGTAGATGAGAAGAAGAAGAATCCCAATGATACATATGATGAGGTTGCTTGCAACTACTGGTACGAAGGTTCTTATATTATTTCAGGAACAGGGCAAGATCGTATCTACGAGTGGAAGAAGAAGGCAAACCAAATGCAGAAGGGCTTGTCTCCGATGAGTTCTTATGTCATTCATCGTATCAATGGACAATCTCCAACACGCAGCGTGAAGGGATTGCTTGATGATTTGATGTTTGCAGTATTGAAGTTACGTGCGGCGGTATGGGCTGCTGCTCCTAAGGGATATAGAATTGATGTTGGCGAAGCTGCTAATATCAAGATTGGAGGTGTAGAGTACGACTTGTTCGACCTCATGCACATCCACCGTCAAAACGGTATTCAGATTGTCGCTACTAAATTTAATGCGGCAACGGGTAAATATGTATCTCAACCACTTGTTGAGATGGATAATGGACTCGGTCCTCAGGGCCAAGAATGGCTTGCTCAGATAGCGAATATCCAAATGATGATTAAAGATCTCATGGGTATTCCGGATGCAATGGCCGCAAGTCCCGATCAGTCAGCAGAGCGCTTGGTTGGTGTTATGGAAGCAGATTATATCGCCGGAAATCACGCCAACTGGCCACTACGTGAATCTGAACGTCAGTTCAAACAAAAACTTGGCGAAAGAATCATTCACCAGGCTCGAATAGATATTGAATATGATCCTAAGATTCGAGAATTTTATGAAAGCGTTATTGGGGAAACTATGATAAACGCTCTTGATGAACTTGAAGGATTGTCACTGGATCAGCTTGCGATTTCATGTAAGGTTCTTCCAAATGAAAAAGAGAAGAGCGCTATTCTTCAACGTGCTATACAGATGTCTCAAATGCCAACCAAGGATGGTGCTGTTTTGTTAAGTCCTTCAAGTGTAGAGCGTGTGGCTCAACTATTGAAGAATGGAGATGTGGATGAAGCTCTTTGGTTTATGGCGACTGAAGAAACAGAGGCTCGTCAGCGAGAAGAACAACACGCACAAATGATGTTGCAGCAGACAATCCAAGGGCAACAGCAATCTGCGCTTGTAACTGAAGAAGCTAAACGCCAAACAGCAATGCAGCTTGCTCAGATCGAGATTATGAAGCAGCGCGAGATGGCTAACATGGAACTTATGAAGGAGCAGGAGATGGCTAAGATTAAAGCTGATGCAAACTATCAAGTTCAGTTATTGAAAGGAAAACAAGTATTGGAACAAATACAGCTTGAGGCAACACTTGAAGCACAAATGGGAAATGAAATAACAGGTAGAGTATAAAACATATGGAAAACAACGAATTGAACAATCAAGAAGAATTGGTAAACGAAGAAGTAACCAATCAAGAAAACGAACAGGTTAACGAGGAAACATCTCCACAGGACAGTCCATGGTTTGCTGCGTATGGTTACGATAGCGAAGATTCCTTTAAAAGCGAGTTTGAGCAACTTCGTTCTTACAAAAGTCTTGCAGATGAGTTAACCCACAAGCAAAAAGAAATAGAAGAAGGTCTTGCTCTTTTGCAAGACGCGGATGATCCGTTTGCTGGAATTGAGGAAGCCAAGACGATTGTAGCCTTTGGTAAAAAGGGTATTAGCTCGACTATAGCTAATCAAATTGTATCTTCTAATCCGGATACCTTGATGGAAGATCCGCTCAAAGCACTAGTTCTTGCTGAGGCGGTAAAGAATCCTGATAAATTCAAGCGACTTGGCCAGTCAACTATTGAGGAAGCCATTCGTGAAAAATATAATTTAGGTGAAGGTGAATATTATGCTACAGCTCTTTTAAAGTCTGATGCAATTGATGCAATTGAAATGATTGAAAAGACTAAAAAAGATGTTGAAACAGTAAAAAATCCTTATACCTTTGCAAAGGAGCTAAAGAGCCAAACTCAAAAACAGATTGCGGAAAGACAATCTATAGCACTTGCCGAAGCAGAGACTTACGCCAAGCAGCTAAAGGATGTCCCCTACAAATTCGGCGATACGGAAGTTTCGTTACAAGTTTCAAACGAAGAGGTCGAATCGATTTTGAAGTCGCAGTATGCCGGTTATTTAGGTCAAGCCTTTGATACTACCACAAAGGAAGGTAAACAAGCGGTACGTGAATGGTTAACGAATCAAATCCTCATTCATAAGGTTCAGTCTGGGGATCTCGGTGTTCAAATAGCCAAATCACTTACGGCTCAAACCGAAAAAAAGGTGGTAAAAGAAGTCTACAACGGTCAGCCTAAAACGCCGAATCGTGTAGGCAAAACATCTGCTGATATGAAAGGGCTTACACCTGCTCAAAGAGATCTCATGGAGCGCGGTATTCCTCTACCATCGCAGATATTAAAATCATAATTAACTTTTAAAAAAATACTACAATGGGATATACTCCTGGGGCTAGTTTTACATACCCCCTTTCACCCAGTAATAATAGCACCACCAATCCTACCGGTGCTATGACCTATGGTGCGATCCAGAACAACTGGGACGCACTTATGGAAGACTTTGACGCAGTAGCTTACCTTCCGTTCGGTGACGAATATTGGGACGCTATGAACCAAATCATGAACGCTGTGGGTAACCGCGAAATTGCGAAAAACCCTAAGGTTCGTTGGTTTGAAATGACCCGTATGGAAGCCCCAATTACTGTGACTGCCGTAGGTGCTGTTGGAGGTCCATTCGCGGTAACAATTAGTGGATCAGCAGTTCAGACTGTTGGCGGTGTACAATACTCTTTCCCAGCAAAGGGTGACATTTGGAGAGACGCAAGCACAGGCGCTCTTTACCAAATCACAGACAAGACGTCTGCTACTGCGGTTACAATGGTTCCCTTGCTTAACACATCTGCAGCACCTGCTGATTTGATGTTTTATGTAGGTAACTCAGCTCCTGAAAATGGTGGCTCTTACGCCTCTAAGTTTGTATTTGATACGGTTCACACCTCCCCATTGCAGACTTTCCGTAACGACACCACTTCTAGTTCAGAGGCTCTTTACAACCAACTTTGGTACTCACAGTTGGAGAACGGAGTTCAGACTCCATACTCTAACTCACGCGACATCATTTACTTGCAGCGTGAACACCAAGTTGCTCTTGTAAACACCTTCTTTACTGGTGTTCCGTCAACTACGCCCACTATTTACAATACGGCTGCTTTGACTGCTACATCGTTTCAGACCACACAGGGACTTGAGAATGCAATTCGCAACAACCAGTCTGGAACTAATGGTGGAACAAGTACTGTTATTTCAGTAGCAGCACCTGTTGCTGGATTTGATATCACGGATATGTACGCCATGGAATCAGCCTTGACCTCACAGGACGGTTCTGTAAAGAACTACATGGTGTGGACTAGCGGTGCTATGCAGGCTACTATCGAACAAGGCTTGTTTGGTAACACCGTCAATACAGCTGGTGCAAACAACCCATTCAATTTGAACGTACAGGTTAACAAGGTTCAAATGGAGAAAACTTTCTGGGGTGAAGGTGCATACGCTGACTTGATGAGTAAGACATACTCATTCAACAACGTGGTGTTTAATAACAAGAACTTTGGATTTGTTCGTATGGGCGTGTTTGACAACCCAACCATGTTTGGTGTTGGTGCAGACTCATCAGCAAATGCTTGGAAGAGTTATGCTTTCTTCATCCCATTGAGTACTAATGGAGGTGTTGACGACGGTATCGGTAACATGGGTAAGTACATCCGTCTTGCTCACAAGCCAGGAGCCTTCATGAATATGTGGCAGACAGGTGGTCGTGCAGCAGCTAACAAGACTGACGTATGGCAGCTCGGTGTTCACATCGTATCTGAAGTAGCATACAAGTTTATCAATGCTAACAAGTACGGTATGTTCACAGCCTAATCTTAATGTAAACTCAAAATGGGGAGGGAGCAATCCCTCCCTATTTTTAAATAAATAAAACAAAATGTTATACGATTTAAGCAACAATCAGCCCGTGGATATTCCAGAGTGGGCAGAAAAAGAACTCAGAAACGATTTCCCTTATTTTTTTAATGAAAAAAGACCAGTGGTTTTAAGGGTTAGAGATGAATATAAAATAAGGACATATAAGGTACCATCAAACAACCCAGACTCAGACCCGGTTCTAATGATTCAGGGGCCTGGAGCCTCTTCTATTAAGACTAAAGCAAATTTTTACGATAAAGAGACTGAGTCTGAATATACATTAATGTATACAACGTCTGCCCCTAGTAATATAGGGGGTTCTGTAAGTTATCAAAATTATCGTATTAGCATTAATGACGGCTTTACTATTAAGCCAACTCAAAAGGACTTGTTGTTTTACATTCAATATATGTGTCCAATTGTTGAAGGTAATAAGGCTTCATACAAGTCCATTAATGTAATGTATGAATACGAAATGAAACACGTTGAAGCTAAGAGCAAAATCAACGCCGCCAAGGTTGCCCGTGAGCTTGAAAACCTCATCTATTTTGATTTGGATTACAAAACAATTTTGAAGACGATAGAAGGTCTTGGAATGGCTCCGCTTCACACAGAAGATGAAACACGAGTAATGCTGCATGACGCAATCAAGGCTGGTAGCGAAGTGTTCAAGAAGAACGCTTTTGAAATTATTAATTCAGTTAAGCCTCAGCAAGCAAAGACTCCGGAGGGAGAATCTGTTCACGAATTAGTTAACCGATTGATAAGTGAGAATTTTATCAAAAATGAAGACGGAATGTGGTATATTCGCGACCGTAGAGGCGATGGAACAAAGTGGTTGAAATCACCATTCTTTGAGTCAGCGCAGAAGGGTAGCGAAGCTGCATTTGCTCTGATTGATCACCTCAAGGTAAATGAAGAATTATTAGGTAAATTAAGAAAACTATAAAAAGATGATTAGCACTGTAACCCTTACGTTTGATCTAACATACGTTGACCCACTTACGGGGGCGTTAGCTCCGCGAGGTATAGTAACGGACTCAACTGATTATGCTGCCTTAAACATAGATGTTGCGGCAACAGAAGCGAAGGGGGTGGGTGTAATTACTTTTAATGGAGATGTAATTGTTGATTTGAACGACCCTTCAAACAATGCTACAACCATGATAAACTTGCAAGACTGGGCGTTCTCACCATTTGCTGGTGAGACCCCATTCTATGCTTTTGCTTTGCCGCTCGATAGTAATGGGAATGTAGCAAATGGAGTATATACATTACTTTACAGACTACGATTAAAGGGCGCTTGCGATTTTGTGTCGATCACGTTGCCTAGCACGGCAATTGTTGATAATGGGTTATTTAGCGCTCAATACGCAAACTTCTTTGAAGTTGGTAATGAACTGGAAATGGCTCCAAGTCTTGACCCTGTTGTCATTACATCGGTTGGTCCAGAATCGGGCGGTGAATTCACCATTACTCTTTCTGGACTACAGAATGATACAGATACAAGCGCTACATTCGATGTAACTAATACTCAATTAAACGCTGTGTACACTTACTCTGGTTGTGTGCAATCAGCGGCAGAAGTAACTTTTTCTTATGACTGCGAGTATGGCACAAATGGAACATGGGCTGTAGCCAACTCAACTGTATTGAATGGTCAGACAATTACAAGTCTAAGCGCTACAATTAACTACCCGGCTTGGACAAGTCTCACACCTACGTTCAACTCTCAGATTGTAACATCGTCGCTTCCGTATAGCAACAATGTGCTTGCTACAGGTACGTTTGGAGTTACGTTGAGTCAAGTAATTCAAAAGGTTCAGACTGACGGATTGATTCTTCAGTATATTTCATCTGGCGCTCAAGAATTTGTGGTTAGTTGCGCTGGATCTCTTTGTGGACTTATTCCTTGTATTGAAAGTTTACGCAATGCCCATGCTACCGAACTTCAACGCAACCGCATATCTAAGTACCAAGTGTTTGTAGATAATGTATTACTCTACTACGCCGAGGCTCAGAATTACCGTTCTTGCGGAGACATTGAAAATTACCGCAAAACACTTGCTCTTATCGAAGCTCAACTTGACGCTTCTGGATGCGAATGCGGATGTTGCGATCCAGATACATATCAGTGGGTAAATAATAATGCAGCCTCTACTATTGATTCACTTATCAACGCGATTCAATTTAGACTTTTTGACGCCGATCCAGTAGGACCCGGATCTCCTACAGCGCAGAATGATGAAACGCAAGGTGTGCAGATTGGTGCTTTGTGGGAAAACGTAGCAACTCAAGTAATTTACATTTGCACTGATAATGAACCTAATGCGGCAACTTGGGAAGAATATTATGGCCCTGGGCAGGTTCCAACAGCATCTGAAATACCGGCAAATCCAGGCAACATATTAACCTCTGGATTTGTTCAAGGACAACTTGATCAGATAGATTCGCTTGCTGTATTTGATGGTATCAACGGATTGAATAAGGTGGGCAATGATGTTAGACTTGGGGGAGCGCTCGATTCATCTACAACTATTGATTGCACGTCTGGTGTGTTAAAACTTACAGGAGGCGGACTGACATTGGATATTGAAACGCTTGATGGTCCAGCTTCTAGAATGACTGTAGAACAAGCCTCCGCCACCAATGTTCCAGGGAACCTGTTAATCGAAACTACAACAACAGGCGGTGCTGGTGCAAATGGAATAGGTGCTGCAATTTGGTTAAGGGCTCAAGACGCTCTAGGGGCAATGGCTACCGCTGGAAAAATTATAAGCACGTGGGTTGATGCTGCAATTGGTAATTCAAATGTTCAGCTTACTACTAAACTCGGTGGAACTGAGAGTGTTGGTTTTACTTTAAATCCAAATGGATCTGTAACTCTTGATAAATATGACGGAACAAACCAAGAGGGATCAGTTACACATATGTTAGGTGTAACGGGTTCAGGACTGGTGCAAAAGGTAGTGGCTCCGAAGATTTCAACCTATGTGGCTATAATAAATCAAACAGGTACAGCTATTCCTGTGCTTACTGAGATTTATAATGATACAGGTTTAACAATTACGGCTGCAAGAAACGGTGCGGGTGACTATTATTTAGGTACGCCTGGAGGTTTCGATGCGGCATCAACAATGGTTTTGATATCTAATGGAGATATTGTAACACCAACCCGCACGCCATGCGTAGTTGCTCGTATCGCATCTAACCGAGTCATTATAGAAACTAAATTTGCAGACACTTTGACTTTGGATGATCAAGTTTTGACAAACGCATACATAGAAGTTAGAATTTACGAATAATGACTACTAACCTCGGACAAATATATGATGAGCTTCTCTTCAGGGCTGGTAAAGACCTGAGGGGTGGCTACATCACGCCCGATGACTTCAATCGCGCGATCAACATTGTGAACCAGCGTTACTTAAATACGCTTGTAGACAATTTTGAAAAAGACCGAGAGATTACTAGCGATCTTCAGACGTTTATCAAGACCTTAGGCTCGCCTCAATATCCAGCAATGTCGTTTACGCCGGTATTGCAGGGCCGTCCAGAACGTGGAGGATACGCGACCATTCCTGCTGATATTTGGTATCAGGCGACTGCAAGTTTCCTTGAGATTCTGAATAAGGAGTGTTCGTATGAAACAAATTACCGCAGCGTTGAGTTCGTAAGCCAACACGAGTTTGACGCTAAGATGCGTAACTCGATTACAAGCCCGGTAGATAACCCACAAGAAAATGATCCAATACTTGTTACACGAAATGACAAGTATTTTATTTATCCGTATATGCCACGGATAACCTTTACTTACATACGAGAACCGATACAACCTGTATTTGACTATGACATTATTAACGGAATTCCCGTATATTTACCACCGGGTTCCGTTCACGTTAACAGCTCCGTACAGCCTGTAGGTACTCCTAGTTTGAGTGTTGAATTTGAGTATCCAGAAAGCTGTGTAGACCACTTGACCGATTTGATCAAGACCTACATCGGAATTGGTAATGAAAACCAATGGAACATTCAGACTCAAATGCCAAGTAAAGTATGATCACGAAACGTCAAGCCATCGAATTAATACAGCACAGGTTGACTGGCGGAGATACGCCAGAAGATTTGCGCCGCTTGTATCCTCGTTCGATCATTTCTCGCGTACTTAATTTTGCCCTTGCTGATATCGTTTCACGCGATCCTTATGAGGCAAGTGATATGGCGGTTCCATACATTTTTACGCCCGTTACTGACGCCAATGGTTACTATGTAACTTTGAGTCCACAGCCAATTGCGGGGACTATGGCTATATTTAGTGTAGAAGATCAGTCTTCTGGTTTTAACTCATATTCGGTTCAGACCAAAGCGGAATCAAGCGCTCTCAACACATTGCGAGGGGGAGATAGTTCGGCAGCTATTCTTTTCAAAGATAAGTTGCGATTCAATAAGAAACCAGAGGGTGATGTAACAGTTACCATGGTTCCAAACGTCTATCAAATGGAAGATGATGATGTTCTTATCATCCCAAGCGATGAGACCGGTAAAGGCGAAATGATGTTGTTCCAAATGTGTATGCAGGTATTGATGAGTCAGCAATTCCAGGATGATTTGAATAATGACGGAATTGATGTTCAAGGACTTGCAAGAGATACATCAAGATTATACAGTAACGGATGACGATCAAGAATATAAAATACATTGCCACATCAGCACTATACCGCTTGGGTAAAAACCCAGCAGGTCGTGAATTGACATGGATGACACAAGTGGCCATTGATTACTTGAGTGAAAAGGCTCCACTGGATGGTAACGTAAGCCTGAAAACGATATACGCTAAGATAGATACTGGCGCAAGAGTATTTACTATGCCGGGCGATTGCATGAGGATTTCTAAGGTGGGATTGAAATCAGGCCGTCGTATTTGGACTTTGACTCCAGATACATCATTAACCTATCCGGAAGAATTTTTTCAGTGTGAGAGCGATCAGAATGATGATTTGGTATTGGATGGATTTTTTCCTACTGGTTACTTTGGTTATTTTTATAACTATCCCAACTATACCGTTGGTGGTGGACGTAATGAGAATTACTATCGCATAGATGGTAATAATATTATTTTCAGCCACAACATACCTGACGGACAGTTAGTTATAGAGTATTTCTCAAACGGATCAGAAGTGAATGAAAACACTTTAATCGACACGGGATACGCCGAGCCATTCCGTTTGTATTTGATGAGCGAGTATTGTTTGCACAAGGGAAACAGCGAAGACAAGGCTAAGTACAAAGAGCTACAGATTCAGTACGAGGCAGCTCAATGGAGCGCTAATCTTTTGATTAAAGCTCCACGTTTGAGCGAAATGATTGATGCACTTGCACAAAGTTCAGAATTTAATCTAGGATAATGGAGTTTAACGAGATTATAACCTTTACCGGCGGTATAAACACCGACGACACCCCTCAGAGTATGCCTAAGGGCGATTATCGCGATTTTTCATACTGTAGGCTCGGTTATAATTCAAGTAACGCTTATGCAGTAGAGACCTCCTATGGAACTTTATTAATTGAGAACGCAGAAATAGGTCCTGAAGATCAGGTTATTGGAGCTACCCAATGGCTAAAAAAAAATTCAATTGTCTACTTTGTTTTCAAGGCTGATCTCAATCATCAAATCTGGGTTTATGATATTACCGCGCAAACTCATACGGTTGCAGTTACTGATTCTGTTTTAAATTTTAGCAAAGAATGGCCTATTTTCCATGCTAACGTCATTGATGACATTCTGAAGTGGACCGATGGGAGATGGGACGCGCAGATGTACGAGGTTGATGGAACTCGTTTGTTCAACCCGCCTTATCAAATTAATTTGCAGAAAGCTCTTGATGGTTATTACACCACAATTGACTTGCAGACTATTGATGCGATCAAATGGCCTTTAGATCCGCCTAGTTTAGAATACATAACCGACACGACAAGAAATGATAATAAACTTAGAAAGAAACTCTTCAAGTTTATCATTCAGCCTATTTACGAAAACAATGAGCCAGGCGTTTGGTCAATGTATTCTACATTAGAGCTTCCATTTCAATCAGAGCTTATTACTGGAACCAATTTCATGTATCTCAATAACGATAATGGAATTCGGATAACATTTAATACTGGTCCAAAGATTATAAGGAAGTTCAATATTGCCGTACAACAATTCGATCCTGAATCTTTTGGCGCTGAAAATCCATTTGGAATATTCCTGGAGTTAGATAAGGAAATTGATGGAATAGCTGACAATGTGGATTATACCACCGTTTATTATGGCGGAGTAGCTACCAAGCCGGTTGATCGGGTTTTTCAGAACTACGACAGGTTACCAATCACGGCTAACTGTCAAGAGTATTTGCCCACAAGTCAATTGACTTATACTAATTTTAGGGAGGGATATGATAAGATCGAACTTGATGTAAGCATGGATTACAGAGTTCGTGAAATAGATTGGGTTCCATTTGCCGCTATAAGTTTAGATTTGGACTATCCATTAGTGGGAGGAGCCGCATCTTTTACTACTGAGCCGGGTGAATTTAATGCACTTAATGATTTCCCATGGACTGCGGGGATAGTCTTATATGGTCCAGCTCCAACCGGTTCCTCAATTGGTCAAATAAAATATCAAATAAGTTTTAACGATATCCAATTAGCGCTTGCAGAACCAACTGTATATGATCAGAATAGTAAGATCATACAAATCATTGGTGACGCATTCATGGATCAACTGGGATATGCTCCAGGAACAACTTCAGCCCCTAGTACCTTTGTACGATATTCTTTTACAGCATTAGACACAAATCAGTTTGGACAAAACGATCCAACTGTAAGAACCACAAGGGCAACGAATCCTCAACCTTCTTTAAAGGTTGGTGCGACACATCGCTTTGGAATTGTATATGGAGATAGAGCTTATAGAGATGGAACTGTTTTGACAAACGATTCCATGAATCTTTTTGTGCCTTGGTTTTATGATATAAGCAAAGCTGGGTTTAACAATCCGCAAAATCCATTTACAGTAAGACCAAGGATTACAATAAATCATCAGCCACCGGTTTGGGCCACTAAATATTGGATTGTTGCTCAACCAGCGAATGAAATATTGAGCTTTGGACATTACACGATAACAAAAGCGACACCATATCAATCTGCCGTAACTATCGATCAGACAACCAATAATAGGTATGTAATAGAAATAGACAACTATTACCAAAACACATTTATTGGAGCAAATATAAATCATCAAATCAAAAAAGGAGATAGGATTAGATTTATTAGAACCCGGGGTGCTGGTGTTGATTTTGATCCGACAATTTTGGAATACATTCCATACATTGAACTAGAGGTTTTAGATTATGATCCAGTTGGAGGTACTTCTAGTAATCAACAAACTATCCCTCGTCAAAAAATATTCGTAACACTTTTTGATACAGGTATAATTGAACCTGATTTCATTGATAGCGCCGGCAATCTATTTGGTCAATTGATTGAAATATACACTCCAAAGCCGGCGGTAGACGATAATGGATCTTTGTTTATATCTGCGTTTAAGGATGTTTATGGTCCATTAGACGTAATAAATCCGCATACACAAGATCGCGCCCACGGAATAAGTTTTGAGTGGTATGTAAATGTTGGGCAAAAGGATCCGCTTTCCCCAAGGTATTTTTACATAAACAATGATGTCAGCAATCTTTTATATACCGGATGGAGTGCTAACGTATATAATGGCGCAGGGACTCTTATTGATAATCAAAATGTTATAATTGATTCGGTTGTATATAGCCCTGGAGACAATCAAACCATAATAACATTTGTTACGTTACCAATGGATCCTACAATTGGATATGTAACTCTAACTCAAGACGTTCAACAGGAATATGTAGACGGTGTAGAGATAAACAACGGTTTGGTAAACATAGGCTATGGAGACGTTTATGTCCGCCAAAGAAGATATGGGACTGGATTGGCTGGAGAAAGTGCTTCATATTATTACTATATAGAAGACCAAAATTATTCAGATTACTGGTTAAGCAATGTCCATAACACAGGTCGCACAAGAATTCAGGACCCTAATGGCAAGATGACAAATCGTATTGCTACTTCGATACATTCAGATTCTTTTATTGCCGGAACTCAAATAAACGGGCTTTCGTCATTTTCATTAGCAAATGATAATATCGAAGACATGAATCAGCTGTTTGGACCTGTCGTCAGAACATATATGTCTGGTCGAGAGGGTAAGACGCTCAAATGTCTCCAGCCAAAGAAAGAAAACTCGATTTACATTCAATTCTATCCAAACGAAGTTGGATCAGACTCTACGGTGCGGGTATCAAACAGAACCTTTGCGTCTTGGTTTGATTACAAGACATTGTTTGGGTGTTCTGATTCAGGAGCTAACGCCATACTTCCAAACGGCTCAACAATTTACTTTGACAACAACTCCGGTACATTTATTTACTCAGGAGGAAATGGTCAAACTATTATAAGCGAAATAGATCCAGACTCCCGCAAGGATTATAAATTCAGAACTAAGACAAAGGCTCTTGCTGCTGCGTACAACGCAAGCACTGACCCCATGGTTAGGACTTATGTAAACGAGTCTGTTGGAGAAGTTGGCTTCGCATTTAGATTTGATGTTCCTTATAGCGGATCTGCTTATGGCGCATTTAGTCCTCCGATTTTTGATGGAGAATACTTTAGGATTGATGGGAATGCAGAATATCTATATGGATATGATATAATAATAACTTTCCCACTGGAAAACGAGGGAAGTGGGAATGTTTACCAGGGCAATGTTAACTATGTATTCTATGGGGAAGAACTTGGTTATACGCTCATTGGTTTGGATGGAGTTATTCCAGATATAGCTGATTTTAATATTCAGGGTAGTTATTTTACCACTAGCGGATTAAGTTATGATCATGTCGTGTTTGATTATGTCAACATGAGATGGAGATCAACTTATGACTACAACTTCCAACAGTTCTGTAATCTGGGTCAAACCTTAGTTGGATGGGGATCAAATAGTCAATTGTACGTACACAATCAAAATGGACAATGGAATTTCCACGGCCAACCGTTTACTCAAAAGGTTACGTTTGTTTCGAATGAAAATCCTTTAATGCTCAAAAGATACCAGGATATTACCTTGGTTTCCGATAACTTATTCTCTATTGAGGCAAATTCTGAACCCAACAAGAGCTATCCGCTGGGCATGAAGACTACCATGCCTGAAAACCTTCTCAGCACTTACGAGGGGTACGGCAAAGTTAATTACCGTAAAAACTTGTACGATCCAAAGTTTTTTAATGTAAACAATATATCAGCAAGTTATTATAATCCACCAGATCAACCTGTGAACGGTTGGATATTTGACTTTGATCAATCGTTTTTGCTTGGTGAAACAATCACGATTATTCAAGATAACGGAGAGATATTTACAGGTGTTGTTACTCTTGCCACTTATGACGACATAAGTGACTGGACCTTAATTACATTACAGGGATCAGAACCAAACACAAATTTGATTGCTGGTAGCTGGTATTTGAGCGAAAGAGCTTTGGTTAATGGAGAAGATATAAGGGCAAATGCTTTAACTCATACACTGGAATATGATCCAGCAGCATATGATGAAAGCTCAGTACTCTTCTCTGTTGGAATAAAGGGTGTTTTATCTTAAATTTGCCAGTTATGATGAATCCAGCATTAATTTCAGCATTAATACAATTAGGTCCAGCTGCCTATCAAATGATTCAGGGTATCAAACAGACCCGTGAAGGTAAGGAAATGCAGAAGAATCTTGGAGCTAGAGTCAATTACGAAATACCACAAGAAGCCAAGCAAGCCTTGGGATTGATGCAGCAATTAGCCAGTTCAAGAGAAATGCCAGGGCAAGCAAGTATGCAATCCATGATGGATTTACAAACTCAAAGAGCTTTTGGTAATGCTTCTCGCGCAGCAACATCATCACAGGATTTGCTTGGAGTCGCAACCAACCTTGGTGAGCAAGCTCAAGAAAATCAATTAAACCTAGGTATTCAGGCTGCCCAAAACTACCAGCAAAGGCAACAGGATTTATACGGTGCTTTAGGTAATATGGCTGGATATCAAGAGAAAAAGATTGCCGATCGTCAGCAAGATTGGTATGAAAGATCTGCCGCCGCCGCCGCAATGCGAGGAGCAGGTATGCAAAATACCTTAGGAGGAATTCAAGGTGCGACAAATGTAGCGGCAAGCGCCATAGCAAATGGGGCGCTTGATGGTCTTTTTAAAGGCGGAAAAGGCAAAAGCATACAGAAAACATTAGGCTCTATGAATGCCATAACTGGTTCGGAAGATGATGCTTTTGTAAATCCAACAGGATATATTGCCCCTGGAATGAGCAGTCAGCAAATGATTGGTGTAACAGGAATGAACAACAGTGGTGGTTGGAATTATATGCAACCACCTACATCTCCATATAAGAGTCCATATATGAGCATGACACAACAGATAGGTCAGCAAGCATATGGCAATGATTGGCAGAATTTTTTGAACACTCTTAATTTTCAACAAACACCACAATAATGGAAGTAGCAAGCCAAGGAAGAGTATCTCAAGGGCAAGGCACGGGCGAGGCTACAGTGCTTGACACGTCTCAGTTTTATAACCAGATGTACAACATCCAGAAGGATTTGTATGCGCGTCAGGAAAAGAAGAAAGAAGACCTAAAGCGTCAGCAAGCCACTTGGAACGCCTATCTTGATGATATGCCGGATGTTTGGCAATCGGACTATGAATATGTAAACAAAGCCCTTAACGAATATAACGACTACATAATCGACCTAAAGTCTCAGGGCTTGGATCCGGAAAACTTGGATCCTACCATCATGCGAAAGATGAAGGAGCTTCAGAATAAAGTGGCGAAAGAAGCATCAAGAGCAAAGGATAATGAAGCCTATTCCAACCAGGCGTTTCAAGTATTAAACAACGACAAGACGAATAAATACAACAAGGATCACGCAACTCAATGGCTCAAGGATTATGGTGATCCTACAAAGACTCCGGAGCAAAGAGCTAAAATGCGTATCGAGTCTAATCCATTCAAGTTGAATTATAACTTGATAGATTTTATTGATGAAACGATTCCTGAGCCAATGGTGGTTGATAAGGGTCGTGAGAAAATAACTTCAAGGAATAAAGAAGCCCATCGCTCACTCGTGCTTGACTACATTACAAACGATGAGATGGGTAGGGATATGTATGAGTCTTTGAAGAAACCAAACGAGACTGAGATTCAGTTTTCAGAGCGTATTGCTGAAGAAGGCCAGAAGAGATACCCACCTAAGCAAGACAGGCAACCAACCCCAACCGGTGGAGGAACCGCAAAAAAGGATGGGAACGTAAGCGGTTATGGCACTGGAAACTGGAACGACAAACTATCTGTAAGTTCTCAAACACTTCCCAATTTCAAGCCTGGTGTAACAGCAAATACGCTGTATGTGACCAGAACTGGAACCAACGACAACGTGCCTCCAATTCAAATGGCTGATGCGACTGGACAAACAGTTAACTTCCAGCCAATATCTTACCACTTGAGGGACGATGGAGCTATTAGTGTTTTGGGTGAAGTTATTTCAGGCACTGGACAGGATCAAATAAGAACTCAGACGTGGATGGATTACGACACAAATAAAGCGGCGTTTCAATCCCAGCTGATGGGAATGGATTTGAGAGAGGAGTTCAATGCAAGAAACGGCGGCACAACAGGCACGACAAAGACAGGAAAAACATTTACAGGAGTACCAACAGGAGGATTTTAATGGAGAACCCGATATACAAGTTTATGAAAGAAAATGGTCTCACTCAGAAGGATGAGACTACGTTTTTATCTGAATACTCTGACCCTAATAAGGCGGCGCAGCTTCATAAGTTTATGGTAGACAATAAGCTCACGACTAAGGGGGCTGATGATTTCTACAACGAATACTTCTCTGCTTCAAAAAAAAAAGTATCTACAGATTCTTCAGAGCCTGCCGGGCAGCCTACAAAGCCTTCTGCGCCGAGTTTTGGGCAGAAAGTGGTAAGTGAGGTAACACAACCTCAAATAGAAATACCCCTAAGAGGTAAACAAAAACCTCCGGTAGCCAAAAAGCCGTATCAAGATATTTATTACAAACCAGAAGGATTACCGTCTGAAACAACACAGGCACCCGAAACTCCTGTAATCAAAGCTGCTAAACAAGATTTTAAACAAACTCAGTTAAAACCTCAGATTCAACCAGTTAAAACCGCTCAAGAGCTTGAAGAAATTGAGCAAAAAACTGAAAAGGCAGATAAAACAGGGTTAGTTCTTAATGAGTATCAAAGCAGCGCTGATGCATTAAACGAATTAAATCGCCTAAAGAAAGATAATGTAAATGAGTTCTATCGCAATATAAAGGACGCGAGGCCAGATTTGTATGAGAAGTATTCGGGCAGGACTATTCAAGAGGGTAGAGATATTGAGAGTGATATAAGCGAGTCTCAAAAAGATAGAGATATAGTTTACCAGAATTATTTATCAGACCTACAACGCACAGATGAATCTCATAGAAACACTTTGAGCAAAGTGGATCCTATAGTTAATTCTGTTGTAGATAAAAAAGTGACCCCTGAAAACTATAAGAGGCTTACCACTAGTCACTCAACAGATATTGGTGGCGATGTTGTAGATATGGGTAAAGTTGATGACGAGGCTACCGCAATTGCTGAAAAGTATAATTTACCTACAGATGGAGAGGCGTGGAGATTATTAAAGAATAAAATCAAGTCAAACACTGACTTTCAAATAATAAAGCCACAAGCAGAAGAGTTATTTAAACAGAATTATCCAGAGCTACACGCCAAAAGGCAAAAAATGTTTGAGGATGGGTTTAAGTACGATGATGAGATTTATTCAAAGGTTGAATCTGAATTGACTTCTTTGCAGAATCAATACGAGGCTGATGCTAAAAACGAATTAAACGCCATTGATGCTGAATACAAATCAAAGAGTGAATTATTAAATCAGCAGTATAAAGATTTTACTTCTCAATCCGAAAAAGTTGGAGCCGAGTTAGATAATCTGTATAAATCAGGACAAATCGATCGATTAGAGTACGAGAATCGTTGGGGCTTATTGCAAAAAGAGAAAAAAGATTACTACGATCTTTATGAAAAACAATTCCCAAGTCTTGATGAATATGTAAAGAAGTCAAATGAAATAAACTCAAAGTACAATAGAAAATTTGAGTTGCAAAAAAAGGCTTTAACAGACAAGGCTCAAGCACAAATTAAGACTGAATTTGATAAATACTCCGCCAGTTACAAAGAGGATCCAGCTATATTAGAAGAGATAAATAAAGCGTATAGGGACTCCTATGAACTGGCATCAGACATCAGAACGAAGACAATGGGTCTTGGCGCTGAAATGTCAAGCGTGCCAATGTCTAAACTTTACCAATCAACATTAAGTTCTTTGGGCGGCGTATTTAAAGGGTGGGGTGGTTCATTGGATAGCAAAACACTTGAATTGCTTGGTGAGTCGATGGAGCAAAATTTCATGATGCCAGCGGCGAGAACTGAAGAATTTAAAGACTGGTTAGACCCTCAAAACTTACAACTACTTACCGGTCAGCTTTTGGGTTCTATGGCTCCGTCAATGGCCATAACCGCTGCTGTTGCCACAAGTACAGGTGGAACGGGTATTCCCGCAATCGTTCCAATGATTACCGGGGGCCTTGCTGGATGGGCATCTGAAACGGTTGATATCGTCGGTCGTTCTTACTTAGATATGTTTGAAAAAAGCGGTGGAGACGTTGCAAAATCAAACAAAGCCGCTGAAAGTTCATTAAAATCTCAATATGATTTGATGTGGACATATTCTTTTGACGCACTTCCTTTTGTTGGAGGGGCGTTAAAAAGAATTCCATCTAAATTGGGACGAGTTGCAGTAGGTGCTGGCATAGAAACCGGAACAGAATTTTTACAGGAATATCCTCAGAATATTGCAGAAGAAAACATTCAGAAAGGATTAGATCCTTGGACTAATTTAGGAGAAGCACTTCAGGATACTAAAAAGATGAAGCAAACTCTTATTTCAATAGGTCCAGTAGCAATACTCGGTGGAGCGGGGCAACTTGGTTCTAAATCGGCTAAGCAAGAGGCTGTTGATAACTATGTTGCAATGCAGCAAAAGAGTGCATTGTATTCTGCTTTGCCGGATCAAAAACGCCAATACATTCAAAATATGGTGTTTGATCGCGGAGGAAAATTTGCAAGAGGAGTGATTGGCGCTATGTTTTCTGATGGAACAATCGATGAGGAAACGTCAAAAGATTTACTCGTTCAAGTTGAAAATTCCGAAAGAATACAAGAGGCTGGAAAATCCGCCGGACTCAAAGGATCTAAGTTAAATGTTTATGGATTTTATAGCGCAAGAGCTGAAGAGGCTGAAGCAAATGCGGCTAAGTTTCACATGGATCCAATTTTGTCTGAATCATACAAACAACAAGCAAAACAATATCGTGATGCGGGACTTGATTTTATGAAGGGTAATAATCCTGATCTATTAACTATAACATATGCCGATGGCTCGCAAGCGATTATGACTCCTGAGGATGTAAATGGATTATTTTCTAATCCAATTGCTCTTACGTTATTAAACAGGAAAA